GTGAAACAAATCCAATAAAGGTAGATAGGGCAGATACAACCATCATTCCTACCCAAAACCCACCCCGACCCTTGTTAGCCAAAGCAAGCAATTCTTCCATGCCTTCTTCTAGCTTATCGACTTTGGCGGTTAGGTTATCGACCTTTTCCCAAAGTTGGCCGTATTTAACTGGGTCAATTTCAAAAGACATACTAGCCGACTAACGCTTTTACTTCATCTTCAGAAAGACCAAGTGCGGCTAGTTTAGCCAATGCAGAAGCCTTTGTATCAATGACTGCTTGAGCATCAGCTTGTGCTTGTGCAGTTACGGCTTGTAAGTCATAAGCTACTTCATTGCCTTGTGCATCGTAAGCTGTATCGCCACTTGTAGATTTTACTTGTGGATATAGTTTGTAAAGAACTTCAGTTTGTTGAATAGTTATCATCCTGCAATCTCCAAAGCAGTTAATGTAGCTGGCTGACCACCAATACACCAAAATTGTGTTGCACCACTACCAACTTTGCAATAAATTGCGTATGTCGTGGCTGAAGTAGTTGCTGGACTATCAAGATAGCTAATTCCTTGGGTGTTTAACATTACTTGCGTTCCAGCTTCAACAATACCAAAACCATTAGCAGAAGTGCTTAAATTTGAACCATTTTTATATATAGTCCAATAAGAATCGTTATTGGCTGGTGATTGAATATTAATCATTCCAGTAATTAATATTTTGCTAGTAGAAAATTTAGGTGTAATTGATAAAGTTAATCCAGTTGCTACATAAGAAGTTGATGTTGTGCTTGTTTGAGTTGAAAAAGTAGCACCAACTACTTGCAAGACCACTCCAGCACTAGCTTGTGTAGTAGCGTTGTTAAATGTTAGACCATTAGTCCCATCAATAGTAAAAGCCATTACGCTACTCCTTTAAGTGCTTGAATTTCTAATGCTTGTGCATCTACTTTAGCGTTTAGTTCTTGAATAGCTTTGACCAAAATTGGAATTAAAACAGTTGTCTTGATGGTTTTTGTTGTTGTTTCTAACATTTCTCCATCAGGAGTTTTGTCTTGTGATTCCTCAACCATGCTAGGAAACACCTCTTCAAACTCTTGTGCTACAAAACCAATTTGTTTTAAATCATTGCCAATTAAATTAAAATTACGAACCTTTAATTGGTTTACTTTATTTAATTTTGATGTGGCATCAACAATGTTTTCTTTTAATCTAGCATCAGAAATAGTGCCATACGAACCATTAGTGTTGGTTACATTGCCAGAATCAGCAACAATAAATCTATATGCACCAGCAGCATCGTTATAGTAAATTATTGGTCTATAAGAACTATTAGTGGTATTTCTATTTGCTCTTACTTGAAGAATGTCATTGGTTTGGTTTGCATTTGTTGTTGCAACTACTGCCGATGTTCCATTGTCTGAACGATAAACACCAAATCTTTCATTAGCACCAAGACCGCTTGTTGCTCCAACAAATACATCACCAGCAGAAGTAATACGCATCCGTTCTGCTGGATTTGTGCCGTTTGGTCTTGTAAAAAATGCTAATGCACTTCCATAATCTCCATCTGTTGTGTTTTCTTTAATTCCTTGAATAGAAGAACCTAAAGCATAACTTCCAGCAGTATTGTATTTATATGCAAATCCAATACCACCACCAGCAGAAGGGGCAGTAGAATTGTAGGCTCTATTGTCGGCAACCAACATTGTTGACGGATAAACGCCACTTCCAGTTGTAGGTGTTGCACCAGTAACATTTAATATTTCAGAATTTACGGTTGCCGTACCACCAACTAAAACATTTTGACCAGTAGTTACTGTTACCGCAGTAGTGCCATTATTAGTTTTTAACTCTAATTGACCGCTAGTATCACCAGCCATTGCCAATCCACCACCGCTAGTTAGTGCAGTTATTGTTGAACTCATGCTAATTCCTCATCTGTTGGTTTAGCTAGTGTAGGGTGTTCCCATTTAGCAATGTAATCGCCATCACCATCGTTTTGCAAAGTAATTGAGCCATAAGCAAAGTCAAAAGTTGCTAGTTCAGGATAAATTGAAATTAATTTTTCGTACATTATGAAGTCCTTACCAAATCGCCACCAAAACTAGAGCCAGTTGTTCCGCTAATTACTGCCAATGTTGTTCCAGCCATATAAACATAGGCATCAAAATAATCGGTTGTTCCGTTTGCTTGGACTAAATAAGTTGTTGAAACGCTATTGTTATTAAAGCTACCACCATCATATCCTCGTTCATATACCGCACCATTTTTATATAAAACAACAATAAACCTAGTTAATGTTGCGAAAGTGGCTTGAATGTTTATTGTTAATTGATAGTAACCAGCAACAGTTGGGGTAAAAGTAGATGATGCAAAATTATTGTTGGTATCGAATGTTTCAGTATTAAAAAGCACTTTTGTATATACACCGCTAGTAAGCGATTGGTCTGCACTTAAAGTTGCCCTAAACGTTGGCATATTACCGCTAACCATTACTGTGCCAGTAGCGGCAGGTAATGTTGCAGTATTCGTTCCTGATACGGCTGGGGCAGATAGCGTTATTGCACCGCTTGTATCGCCTGAAATTACGACTGAGGACATATTCTTTTTCCTTTAATTTCGTCTATTTTACAAGATTACCCAGCGTTCAGCACTAGGAATTGTTACTGTAACGCCACTATTTATAGTTATTGGGCCTACGCTTTCAGCAGACCTATTAGTGCTTAATGTGTAATTTGTAGTCACAATTCTAGCGTTTTCAACAAATACTTCATCAGGGCCACCACCTGTAGCACCACCGCCTAATTGACCCCATGCACCGCCTTGATAGCCCTCAAACTGTGCTGTAGTAGTGTTATAACGCATTTCACCATCTACGGGTACGGCAGGGCGTTGAGCCGTTGTACCTTTAGGAATGAGCATAAACTCATTGCCAGTAAAGGTAGGGTTTACAAATGCGGCAACAAATTGAGTGTAATTAACGCCATCGCCAGTAGTTGACCCAGCCGCAAGATTCACAACCTTGTTGCTGTTCATGTCTAAGTTACCAGTAGCAGGGGTTTGACCGTCAGAAGCCAATGATCCTGTTAAGGCTGTAGCAATATCTGTAAGCGTGGTATTAGCCCAAGTAGAACTAATACTTGTACCAGTTACTACGGGGTTACCTGCTGGTAGGGAATAGACCCCCGATCCGTTTCTTGACATAAATTTTCCTTTACATACCCTGCATTGTTAACATTTTAGCTAACTGTTTAGCTTTTTCTATTTCAGCCATTTTATCTGTCATTGGGCGGCCTACTTGTGACATTTGATAAGGCTTTACGCTTTCCATTAACCTAGCGGCTTCAGCAGGATTTAACATGGTTTCGCCAAGTTTTGTCTTTAATTTTTGATTTGCTCCACCATAAATTGCATCGCCAGCACGTTCCAATATACCGCCAACAACACTAGCAGGGGCAAAATTACGCAAAGCATTAGGCAAACCAACCTGATTCATCATGTTAGAAAATGCCAGCTTTTGAACGGTGTCCGAGCCTACATCCTTACCAGCGGTTTCAGCATATTTAACACGCTTCATATCTTCGCCAATAGCTTCTAATCTAGCAAATTGACGATCTGACAATACGCCTTCTTTTTTCAATGACTTTAAGTTGTTAAAGAATGTGTCGTATTTAACCGTGCCTTTGGATGCGGAAATAGATTTATCAGCAATATTTTGCAAACTTTGCAGTTGCTCGATTGGTTTAGATAGCCGTGCAAATGTTTCTCTAGCTACCTTGTATTCAGGACTTATTTGGTCATTTTCAAGGAAATTTACTAATCTGTTTTTTGCGGCTATTTTTGCTTTTAATTCAGCATCAAGGCTAGGATTTTTAGTATTTTGTAATCTGCCTTCTAAAGCGTTAATTTGGCTATCGAGGGCAAACTTAGTTTCATGCAAACCACGCAATGAATTTGCTGGGTTTCCAATATCCTTACCTTTGTCTAAAGCATTTTCACCAGCTTGAAGCATGGCAGACCTAATGGATGGCGATTTTGTTAAACCTTTAAATTCTGCTTGTAATTCAGGTGTCAATGCTGAAAAATCAACACCTTTTTGTAGTGCTGGCTCATACAGTTCATCACCTAGCTGTTTACGCAAATCAAAGTATTTCTCTGATCTTGTCGGGCTGGCAATGTTGCTTAAAGCAGTTGCTTGGGCGTTAGCTTGTGCTAATTTTCTACCAGCAATGGTATTAGTCATTTCAGGCGTATTTACTGCCGTACGCTCTAATGCCGCTAAACTTGGAACACCAGCGGCTTGACCAACGGTTGGCATTGAACCTTCAATCAATGGTTTAGCGTTTTTTAAATTTTGGATAGCCAATTCGTCTTGACCGCCTGAAAATTCACGCAAAGCACGACCTAAAATTCTGTTGCGACCAGCTTCATATAATGGTTCAACCGCACCTTTAACAGCGTTATAGCCTGTTTTTATTAACCCACCAGTTACAGGAAGTGCCGCACCAATTGCTCCTTGTATGCCAATATTTTCCATTTTGGCATTACCAAATTCTTCAGGTGTTAAACCTGTTTTTTCAGGAGTTGCAAAGCCTGATGCTACGCCACTACCAAACCCTGCCGCTACTCTTTGCATAAAGCTAGGAATCATCCCAGCACCACCAAGAGTTGCTAAATAAGGTGCGGCTTGCCCTACCATTGATCCACCAGCACTAATTGCTCCGCCTACATCGCCTGAAGCCTTTTGCGTACCTGATTCGATTTGATTGATAGCATCAACCATAGTGTCACCAGTTTGACCACCACCAAAGTATTTACCAAACGCTTGCATTACACCAGCAGGATTTTTAGCAACTCCAGTTGCAATATTTATAGGCAATGAAGCGGTTGCTGTTAACGCTCTACGGGCTGTATCTGTACCACCAGTAGTGCCTGATCCATAAGATGATGTATTTAACGGAACACCACTCATAGGATCATATTGAATATCCTCTGCGGATTGCGTAAACATATTGCCCTGTTCAGGGGCGTTTGCAACAAATCTACCGGTTGAGGGGGTATTAGGTATGAATGGCATATTAGTTCTTCCAAATTCCTTCTACACCGTTAATAATAATTGGCGTTCCGTCTTGCAATTTAGCATTTGCCGCATCAGCTTCAGATGCAAACTTGATTGGTGCATTATTAGTTGCAGGCTTTGGCGTAACAACAGGATTTTCTAATTGCTTGCTAGTTTTGCCATAATAAGGAGCAACAGCACCACGAACAGAAGTTGTACCTGCTTCTTTGTTTTGTATGTAACGGTTATATCCGTTCATCTTTCCAATGATGACATCAGCACTATCAAGCGGTGATGGTAAAAAACGCATAATTGTTTCTTTTTCACTTGCACTTTGAGCAGTACCAGCCCGTTCTTTAATAACAGCAGAGGCAGTGTTAAATACTTCAGACCTTGCTTCTAGTTGTGCAGGGGTAAATCTACGGTTTTGGGCTACATCACCTAAAGGTATTGCTCCTTTTGCCCCAATAGCAAGGCCAAACGCATCACGATTATTTTCAACGCCTTTAAGAACGCCATTAATAATTGATTTTTGTTGATTCAATTCTGTAAATTCTTTTCCTAAAGCTGAGGATGGAGAACCTTTTAATGGTTGACCGTTTGCATCTAGTACTGGTGTAGCCTGTGCAGTTTTAGGATTTACTATAAAGATTCCATCTTCACGCTCAAGAACTTGACCACCAGTAGGCATTTGTGACTTAGGAATTCTTTGCAGAACTTTATTTAAATCATCGGGATCACGGAACTCAATAGCAGTACCAGTATCAATTTGAATAGGTTTTTTAGTTCCTGCGGCTACTTGTTTAGTAGTGCCGTCAGGCATAGTTACAAATCGGGCTTGGTCTGCGGATAAAGTAAATGCTTCAGGATCGGCAAACATTTTGCTAAATGCCATGTTTTGCAATCTTGCAGATGCTCTTGGGTCAAAAGACAGGTTTGCATTAGCGGCTCTTGGGTTTGGCAATACAGCGGAAACAGGGGTCACTTGCTTGTACTGTGGATTTAATTCCATGTTTGCACCGTACATATCAGGCGTAGTTTGGGTAGTAATTTGATTATTAGGGCCATAAATACCGCCCTCTACCGCAGGTCTACCCTCTTTTGTTTGTAAATAATCAGCCATTGCCGCTTGATCGCCTTCACGAATAGCTTTGGCCATATCAATTTGTTTTTGATCGGCTTCTTCAAGATTAGATTTGCCAACATAAGTTTTAAATAAACTGGCAAGATTTTGCGTAAATGACGGGGCAACATAACGGTTACCAACCATCCTACCTTGCGGTGCTGGTTGTTGCATAAGCATTTCAGCCATTTTTTGCTGGCGTAAAATTTGTTGCTGTTGCAACATTTGCTCAGGGGTAAGTGTTCCCATATCAATAGCCATAATTAATACTCACTTTGTGGTGCAGGTTCGCTGTAATCATACACATTGGCAGGCTTGGTAGGATCGTTAGGATCTTTTTTACGCAACATTGCCGCCATAGCCATTGCGTTTGAACCGCCTTGTTTTCCTATTTGACCTGCCTGCATTACTTGTTGATTTTGCTGTGCAAGTGCCGCTTGTTGGTTGGCTTGTTGCTGGCCAATGTTTTGGAAAACAGGCATTAAACCTTGCTGATCTTGCCCTTGATATGGGCTAACAGAAATAAAATATGGATTAGGCATTTAGTTTTCCGTAATCTACGGCTAAGTAGCCGTTATCTAGTTCAATAACAGCTTCAGGCATGATGGCTTGAACTTCTTGAGCCATTACGCCTGTATGTGTTCCATGGCCTGCTAGTGGGTGATCTTTAAATTCAGGTTTGTATTCAAACTGGTAAAACGGTAAACCATTAGGCAAAGTGCCGATTGCAACAATATTTTCTTTAGTGCGAATGTCTGATTTCATAATTCCAGCCGCACCTAAACCCATCAAGCCTTCATTGAAGTTAGCTTGCTGTGCCACTTTGGAGTTAAAGTCGCCCATTTGAGCGTTGTAGCCCATTTGAGCCGCACCTAAAATATCAGCACCGCCTGTAGTAGCTTGGTTTGCAGAGTTTACAAATGTTGGATTTTGTACTTGTGAGCCACTACGCAATGCACTTAAAGTATTAAGCGGCATATTGTAGTTAGTCATAGCTTGGTTGTAAGCCTGTTGATTTGCGGCTAAACCAGTACCAAATCCTTGAGTTGTAGCACCAAGTAATAAGTCGTTTTCTCTTTGGCTTTGGGTCATCATTGCCCGTTTGTAGGCTTCTGAACCTACGGGAATACCCTGATTGGCTAATTGGGTGCTTAATGCTTCACGACCTTGCTCAATCTGTGGCTTAAGGCGTTGCATATACGCATCTTGGTAATTCTGTCCAGCATTAATGCCTACTTGCGGAAGATTAGGGTTAAATTGCTGACCCATTGTGCTTTGAACTTGACCAAGTGCAGAATTAATAGTTGAACCAAGACCTAAACTAGCGTTGTTTTGGTTGTTTAAAAGCTGTTGACCAACATCAGATAAAGAAGTTTTGGCAGTCCAAGTTGGATTACCGTATGGGTCTTGACCACTAACGGTGTAATCTAAATTACCGTAAGGAGTAACTTGGTTTACACGATTAGCGGCTGTAGCGGCTCTTGCCGCATCTAAGTTGCCTGCCGCAGTTTCCTGTGCGGCCGCCCTGTAATCGGGTGCGGCTGGTGCAGATGCCGCTGGCCCTAATCCTAAAAATCCACCACCACCCATGTCATTCTCCTCTTGCTGTTCTCAAAGGGCATTTGATGTCGAGAAAGCGACAATCTTCACGCCTCATAGCCATAATCACTAAGTCACCATCCATGTGAGCATCAGGTATTTCAGCTATTACTTTAAAACCAAGGTGTCGGTTTAGTTTTAGAGCAGATTCATTATCTGCACAAACTTGCCCTAGTATAACGCTAACTCCTAGTTTATTAAAGGGATAATCGAAAGCCGCCCACAATAAATCTCTACTCATCCAATTTACTTCATCTACTGCCCCAATGTGCATTTGACACGCTTTGGGCATAAAACTAGCAAATCCTACTACTGCTACTAAATTTCCGTCAATTTCTTGACCTATACAGACTGTTTCTATCGGTAACGGATGGTTCATTAACCTAACCAACCAATCCCCCATGTATTTTTGGTTGTCGGTAGTAACCCTACGCAATTATAGAACCCCACCTTTTTCCATTACATAATCGGTTGATGCCCAATGAAATTCAATACCTTGCGATGCCACATTTAAGTTAACCGAACCAGCAAAACCCGTTCCAGTCACGCCCTGCCAAAACTTAGTGGTAGTTAAACCACCGCCCCAGTTAGCTTGATCCCACTTGGAACTGTCCCAAATACCTGTGTTAGTAATAGAAGGGTTGAAAGCTATCTGATTGGTTAATGGCTGGGTGTCAAAATCCGTGCTAATACCGCACAGAACGGTCGGTAAGCCGTTATCTGTCTGTAGGATAGGGCGTACTAGAGTAAATCGTTTTAACTGCCCCCTGCTATCGAAATAACTATAGGCTTGTTGTGCAGTTGCAACAATGTTAGTCCCTGCGTCAGAATTTTGAGTGTAAAAATTACCTACAAATCCACTAGAGCCAAAATAAATCTTGTTATTGGCGGATGCTTCCCAACAAAATGCGTTAATTCCAGTAAATCTAGCCCAAGACTTTGTAATCGTGTGCATGACATACTGTTCCTTACCGTTAGTGGTAGGAATGTTCAGAATCAACATATTTTCACTAGCAAAATAGTTGATCTGCCAGCCAAATTCATTGTAAAAACTGGTAGCCGCTTGACTTACAGCGTAATAAATTTTGTCGGTAAGGTTTACACGAGGGTCTAAACGGGAAGATTGCAATGCGGCAGACATTGGCACTAAGCCATCTTGAGTTAGCAACAATAAATCGCCAGCAAATTTGAAAAAACACCGTCTAGCAAAGGTTTGACCCATCTGCCATACACCGACTTCAGACCAAGCATTAGGGTCACTAGGGTTTGTACCCTTGTAAACCATGACTTCACCCATACTTGTAACAAAGGCGGATAAGTCATCTACGCCATAACCAGCATCTAAAGTCCAAGTACCCATTGCTTGTAAATAACCACCTGAACGGGCTACTGATCCCAATGGAAAGTCTAGTGCCGCACCACCAATAGATTCAACAGGCAGATACCAAAAGGTCATGCTGTCTTTTTGTACAAAAAACAATCTGTTTTGGCACATATTGACATTGACAAAAACATTGCTGTTAACGCCTGTAATGCCTAGTACGGTATAACTGCCAACTACGGTAGCGTTAGCCGCAGGTGCGGTAGCCATTGTGTAAGTAAAGGTTGAAGCACCAGTTACGGTAATAGCATAAGTACCGTTGTAATTGGCTTCGGTAGCACCTGAAATAGATACACGGTTATTAGTTACAAGTCCGTGCGGTGAAGCAGTAGTTACGGTAGCTGTAAGGTTACCTGTACCACCTCTTGTAATAGTGCTAATAGTTTGGGCGGTAGTTGTGGTAGCCATCTTGTACCAGCGTGTACCGTCATAAATGATGGCAGGATCGACCCCGTTTACCGCAATAATAAAGTTGCCACCATCGGTACTAATCATGCAATGCTGAAACTTGCTGTTAGTCAGACCTGTAAATACAGAAGTAGCTGTAGAAGTCGATGCGTTATAGATAACACCGTTGGCAATAGCAAAAAGGGTGTTTGTACCGTCATACCCTGCGTAATTCATTAGGGTTTCTACATTACCTGTAATGCCAATAGATGCCTTTGAATAACCTTTTCTAAGCGTAACATCGGTAGGCGTAGGAAAGAAATTAACCAACTGCACCGCATCTAACGGTTGCATTTCGGCTAACGAATCCCTAGCGTTCCAACCCCCAATAGGGGAAGCTAAAGAAGCAGTTGTGGCGGTGAACTTCTTAGCGACCGCCATTATTAAGAACCGTAACCAGTATCAGGAATATTCGCCCAGCCAATAAGAACGGCACTTGGAGCAGGTGCAAAGGATAGGGTAGCAGAACCTTTATCGTTAGCTTTAGCAATGCTCAAATAACGGCTGTAATCTTGTTGCAGTGCAGTAGTATCAAACGATTTAATTTGGAAGTATTTGAGTTTAGTCAACAATACGATAATTGAATCATCTAATACAGATGTATCGCTATCAGCAGTAAAGCTATTCTTTACAGCATCACTAGCACTTCTTACCCAGCCCTTAGAACGGTACTCAAATCCTAAATATTCTTGGGTGTTGTATGGTGGCCAAATCTCAAACTTGTTGCCCAAGATTCTCCAACGAACTCGTGGGCCTGTTGAGATATATCCTGATTTGAGCCATTGCCATTGCTGTGCATCGACTGGGCCAAGCATTTGCCAATGCTTTGTCTTATCCCAATGCGTGTTATCGGTAATAGTTTCGTAATCAGGCGGTAATGGGTAAATAGTACGGCTAAATGTAACTGAACCACCAACAGATGTTGCTGAAGATAACTGGGTTGTTGTTAGGCTTGTGCCATTAATAACTTCGTCAACATAAGTATCTTGTGGAACGCTTGTGCCAACGATTGAATAATTGCTGTCCAGCCCTGTGGTACTTGGAATGTTATTTAATAGATAAGTACCATTCGTAGTATCACAGGTCGTGGTTATTGCGTTTGTGTAGAAACGATATTCCAGCTCCAATGCTTGCCAGTCATGCTCTTTAATTAAGTCATATCCAGCACGGTTCATCAACGCAAGAATCTGTTGCACATCTTGGTTAGTGTTCCCTGCTACATAAGTAGGCACGGCTAGGTTAAGTTCAGCGGTGACTTGCTGTACCAATTCAAGCATTGTTGATGACATATTAGGCTTCCTCTGTGGCTTCCGCTTTGCGTTTACGGGGTTTCTTTTCACCAACAGCGGCAAGTATAGTTGCCATTTGTTCCTGCATAATGGCTAACTTCGCATCTGTTTCAGCCTTTATTTTAGCAGTTTCTTCATCTTTTTTGGCAAGTTCTTCTTTCAAAGCGTTAATTTCCGCTTCACGCTTGTCTGTTTCTGCCGCTGTTGTAGCTAGATTTAGAAATGCCTTTGCCTTATCGCGGAACGCATAGGGTGACATTCCTGCCGCCATACCCATACGCTGTAATTGTTGATCTGATGCGTTTGCTACCGCTTCTACCGTGTAAAACTTCATAGCACGGAGTTCTTCTGCTTGTGATTTAGATACTAAAGGCCATTCTGTCAATGGTGTTCCCTCGTATCCTTGATCGTCAGCACCGAGTTTGTTTTGATAAGCCGCCCAATGTAGGGGAAACCGTGTTTTGTGGTTTTCTAAGGCATAAGTATCAATTTCGGTCAAAGTATCGCCAGCAACGCAAATATGTACAAAATCAAACTCTTTGTATATTGGTCTGCCAGCTTCTGCGGAAGCATCATCCTGCTTTACTGGTCGTTTGTAGAAACGAACTTGTAATCGAGAATCTGCATTTTGCTCATCGGAAGGTAAAGCCATGTTTAAATCTCCTAAGTAGTTAGGTAAAGTTAAAGAAAAAAGGGGCTATCCTTTTGAGATAACCCCTCGTTTTTACTACATTTTAGCGTTTTAAGCTAATCAAACAGAAGCCTTGCCAAACCAACCATAATCGCCTGATGCCATAGAAGCACCAGCAATATATGTACCTGCACCCAATGTTACTTGGAATGTAGATGCGTTAATTACGCAAGTTGCGGTTGAAGCCGCAATTGCAACAGCCGCTTGTGCAAACACATAACGCAAGCCGTCAGAGCCAAACACTTCAGCACCAGTAGGGCCAAATGTTGGAACTCCAGTACCAGCAGAGTTAGGGTTTGTATTAGTGACATTTGATAAATCAATGCCAGCTAAAGGGGTAATGGTATATGCCATGATAAATTTCCTTTTCTAATCAATGGATTAAGTTGTCAAAATACCTTGCAGGAACGAATTCGAGCAAGTCAAATTTCCAGCCCAACCATACAACTTCACAATCTTTCTGTTACTTCGGCTTTCGCCTACTGACCATTTTCATGGCGGAGCAACTTCTTCGAATCGCTCTCTAGGACTTCAAATTACAAGTTATATCCTAGTTCAGACTATCGCTTACTCTTTCGAGCCCATCTCACTTAGTCGTTCACGGTGGCTTTCGCCTTCCGCCCTGTCATCCCCTTCGGGATTTCCAAGTCAATCAGAGTTGGTTTATAGACACCATTAATGCAATGTAGGTTTAGCGTCTTGGTTTATTGACTGTCTTTCGCCACCGATAGGAACGAAATTCCGTTCTTTATGTGGGCGTAGGAAAATGTAATTTGTGTTTAGCAAATACATATAAGTTGCAGTTTCTTGATCTCCATAACCACCACCCAAGATCACATCAGCAGACATACCGCCACCGTAGAACTTGAGGGAAGCAAAACCAGCCGCACCTTCTTCTACACCAGCGATACGCTGAATAGCTTGCAAGGATTGAACATAGTATGAGTAAAAAGTGTTACCAGCAACGATTGTGTCTACCTTATCAGTATTACGAACAGATTTGATAGCGGCATCAGTCATTTTAGCTTGGATGTTTGCATAACCAGTTACGCCAGTAGTGGCTTGGTTTCTCCAAAAAGTCCAGTTTGCACGGTTAATACCACCGTAAGTACCTGATGTTGGTGAAGTAGAAACAGCGGCCGCTAGACCAGTAATGTTCTTACCACCGTTACCTGTACCGTCACCATAAATGTCACCTGAAATACGGTTTAACAAACGAGCTTCAGAAACTTGCATACGACCGTCTAATAGGTCAATTATTTGTTCCTTGCTTGAGTTCTGCAACATTTCTAGACCACTCATTGTTACGCTATCAGCGTACTGAGTAATAGAGAATTGAGCCGCAGAAATAGGGCTATCAGGGGTGATGTTTAATACTTCGTAACCGCTATATGAATTAGCGTTATTGGTATTTGGATCGTTGTACATGATTTCTTGCAAAATCACATTACCGCCTGAGAACGGTTGAACATTTCCTTTAGCGTTCAAACGCTGTAGGATCGCATTGTTTTGTGTTAAGTTATCAGCCAAAATTCCGCTACGGCTTTGTATGGTAGTAGCGATAATATCGGTGATTGCTGAGTTAGCAAATGCCATGATATTTCCTTTATTAGATTAAGTTAAACCCGACCACCCTCAACATCGGCTAAAGAAGCCAACAGTAAAGATCGTCTATCCTTTGCATCTGTGTTTTTCACCTGACCGCTAGGAGTAACGGACTTCGGACTAACAGCAGTTGCTTTAGCTTTAGCTACTTGTTGTGCCTTAGATGCTTGTGAGCCTGCTGATCTCAGGAGTTTATCCTGCTCTAGCTTGAACGCTTCATCATTCATACGCACAGCTTTGGCATAAGCCGATTCTAGGTCTTGGGCTAAACCTCGCTCAAGTAATTGAGCCATATCTTCCCTTACCATATCAAAGTGCGGAAACCGCTCTCTGTCACTACTTACCCGATTGATTTCATTACTCAATCGAGCATTTTCTTCTTGCTCCCGAATCTGTGACAGTTGCTGAACTTGTTGCTGGGTAGCTTGAAGTTGTTGCATTAACTGTTGCTGATACGGGTCAACATACGCCTGTTCAGGCATCTGAAGTGCATCTTGATTTAATTGTATTCCATAATCTTGTGCAAGTCTATGAAACATCTGCACCTTTTCATGGTAGGGTGCTTTTGTCAAAGTCATGTGAGCACGACCAAGATTGTTAATCCATGCTACGGGGTGAATACCTTGTGCTTGAAGTTCAGGAGCAAATTGTCCAATAGCTTCGGTTAATTGCCTTGCATTGTCAGCTTCACCTTTATAGGCTGAAACCCCACGCTTGTATTCAGCTTCACGCTGGTTTGCGTACTCAGCAAACTTAACGAATTCAGCCTTATCTAGCGGCTTGCCTTCCTGCATCTTGTCCCAAACATCCCTATATTCCTTTTTCCATGTGGTAGGGCGTTTTACTTCGGTTTCTTCATTAGCATCACTAGCTTCATTAACCAATTCAGGTTCTTCAGCGGAATCGTCTTGGCTACTGGTTTCTTCGGCATTGCTTTTGAAACGACCTTTTTCGTCACGGTCTGTTTGGCTACTGTTTTCTTCGTTTTCGGCTTGGATTGGATCGTCATTTACTTCAATCTCCTTTTCAATAGGGGCTTCTAAAGTGCCTTCTTCGGCTTGTTCAAGTGCGGCTTCTAGCATTTCTCTGCGGTCTAATTCTTCTGCCATGATTAATTCCTATCTGTAGTTGAGTTTGGAGTAAGCTATTTCCGCAATTTGTTGCTTGCGTTCTTGCTGTTCTTTTCTTGAAAATTCATGCACTTTTTGACCTGTCGGGACATCGTTACCTAGCTCAACGCAACCATTTCGCTTAAGGTTTTCCCTATGTTTAGAACGGCTATCAATCCATGAGCCATCAGCCATAGATATATGACCAGCTATATCTGAAATAACTGTAGGGGCTACCCTAGACTTCATTGCCACCTTATCTTGCCAAGATGCTTTGGCGGCTTCCTCGCCAATAGTCGGTGTCCACCATTCTAAAAAGAATTCTTCGTCAGTCTTTTGGGCTTCTATGTGATTTCCTTCGGAATATCCGCATTTTGGGCAAAGCATTACATTCTCCTTATTAGTTCAGGTAGTTGGTCGTATTCTTCGGGTCTAAGTAGGCAAACGCTGTCATACCAACGGGCATTTTTCCACCGCCAGCATACAAATTCTTCTTTTGGCAACAAAACGATACATTTAACGCCCAAAGCACCAGCAAGGTGAGCCGTTCCTGTGTCAACAGTCACAATTCCCTTCATAGCCTTCATGTGAGAAGCAGTTTGTACCCAATTTTTCTTCCATCCATCGTTAGGAAGTGGGTGAAATAAGCCATCAGAGTTAGGATTTAACGAATATGCGTCATCACCGACCATTTCAGCCATGTGTTGATGGGCAACGGACTTGATGTAATACAGGGTTTGCTTAGATGCTTCCCAATTGACACCAATTTTGGGTGGAATATTGCTAGGCAGGGCGTGTAAATATCCCTCTGAACCTACAATCTTGTTCCGCGTGACGGGAAATAGCGACTTTACAATTGGATGGGCTAACGAAATATAGTACGGTAGCGACATTGACCCAATCCAGTAATCAGATTCGTTGGAAATACCCTCTAATCCGTTACTAAACACATCTACAGCGTGTATTTGACCTAATAGGTGGTGCAATGTACCTTCTTGCAGAACAACAACCCTTGACGCTCCTAATGCTTTTAATGCTGGTAGGAATCGGGCAAACATAATAATGTCACCAAATCCTTGTTCCATCTGTACAGTAATGGATTTCCCTATTAAGGCTTCCCCTCTCCATACAGGCATCTTTAAAGCAGGTGCGTAAGGCTGGGCTTGTTTGGCAATAATGTCAGGATGCCAGCGGTATTCAAATCCTCTAAAACCAGCTTCATATCTGCCAGCGTGTAGGTGCTCGTAAGCTAATTTGTATTGGCTATCAGCGTCTAATGTAGAAGTATTAATACGGATTCCTCATCGTCTAGTTCCTCTAGGCGTTTGGCTTCCATATACATCAACTGCTCTTGTATAAGAGTTTGTTGTTTTCTGTAAGCTACTGCCGCGAGGATGTTATCTCGTTGTGTTTCAAGGTAGCTTATAGACCGTAATAAATCTTCTGTTTCAGCTAACGGTATATCAGCTTTAACCTCTTGTTTTGATTGTACTTTAGATTGCTTAACTTTTGCAACAGGTGACACTAGATCACGGATTGATTGTTTGCGGCTGGCGTTAGCGTCTTTGGTAGCTTTTTCTAACAGGCGTTGACGCTCTGCAATTTTCTTGCCTAATCGTTGTGCTCGTAACCATTCTTCTCTAGTAAATCCATCCCCACCAATTTGACCTGTAGGAGTCGGAGCAACATAGACCTGAAAGGCATTGTTTTGAAACGCATTAGCTTGAAAAGCTGTTGAAAACATTACAGAACTACCCAGCGTGACCCACTAGAAACTGTCACAGATTGTCCTGAAGCTACGGTCATTGGCCCAGCAGACATAGCACTAGAACCGCTAGGAATTGTATAGCTTGCCGATACAGTATTGCTGTTAACGACTATGCCGTTAGTAGCTTGAATAACTGTACCCTTGACGCTTGCTGGCGTTGTACCGCCAATAGCAGGGGGGCTAGATAAATCTAGTGTGCCACCCAATGTTAGGTTGCCAGTAGAAGTAACCGTACCGCTAAGACTAATTCCTGAAACTGTACCTGTACCGCTTACGCTAGTAACTGTGCCTGAACCCTTATTATTAAAGGTTGTCCAATCTGTGCTGGTCAGATAGCCGTTTACTGAACCTGTAGCGGCCGCCATGCTAATAGCTGGGGTTGCACCGCCTGAAGATACAACAGGAGCAGTACCCGTTACAGAAGTAACCGTTCCGCTACCTTTATTGTTAAAAGTTGTCCAATCTGCGGCACTTAAAGCACCTCGATTAGTAGCTGAAGCAGTTGGCACTTGCAAGGTAATTACAGGAGTTGTAGTGCCTGTAGCTACAGTAGATGATAAGTCAGTACCCGTTGTTCCAATGGTTAATGCGGCAACGCTGGTGACAGTTCCGTTTGTATTGGATTTGCCGTTAAAGGTATTCCAATCCGTAGATGTCAGGTAACCGCTTACTGATGTTGTGGCGGCAGGCATCGAAATGGCAGGAGTATTGCCACCGCTAGAAACTACAGGGCTTGTGCCAGTAACGCTAGTAACCGTACCTACGCTGATTGATCCACCAAGACTTGTGCTTGTGCCGTTGATAGTAATAGCAGAGTTTACAAGGGCAGAATTAGGAATAGAAGTCAGGCTTGCACCTGAACCGCTAAATGTAGTAGCCGTAACTGTTGTGCCTGTAATTGCCCTAGCGGTTGTAGCACCAATGGTAATGTTGTCCATTGTTCCTACATTGGTAGGTTTAATTTCAACTGAGCCTGTGCCTGTAGGATTTATATGCACATGACCAGTACCAGTAGGGCTAATGTCTATTTGTGCGTTTGTACCGTTTAAATTGGTAGAAACATTAATTGACGCATTATCACCACCACCTGCACCAACGCTAATTTGAGTTGTTCCAG